GCAGCGGTTGTTAATGAGTTGCTTGCGATGCGAAAGCAAGAGTCATTTCCATATGATCTTGTGATCATGGATTCGCTCACTCGGATCATAGATCATTTGATCTACCTTGTGATGTATACTCATAAGGTAACCAACATGACCCAAACGTTGTTCCAGGTGGAGGGGAGGAATGCAAAAGACCTTGTGCTGGGGTTCCTTGAGCTACCATGCGATCGTATCCTCATCGCGCATTCGCATCATAAAGAGGTACGTGATAAAGACACAGGAGCGCTGGTCAAAGAGACGATCCGTCCACACGTTTTTGGCTCAGACTCGCTCCGTGAAGAATTGTCAACCTTGTTTAGTGAGGTCTATTATTTTCATGGATTCAATCCAAATACAAAAAAGTACCTCATTCAAACCGCGAATGACCGCATCCGCCCTGCTCGAACTGCTAAGGGATTAGCGTTTGAACAGGAGGTAGAACCAACCAAAATCTTCGCATAAGCGGGGTTTCAAAAACTAAAAGGAGATACGATGTCTGAAACCGACGATCTCTTCGTTAACGTAAATCTGGATGACGTCGATGATGGCTTGGACCCAATGCCTGATGGTCCGACTATCTGCCGCGTTCACTCTCTCGCAAAAAAGCACAAGGAAGGCTCTGACTACGCATACATCGAGGTAGTCTTGAAGCCTGCCGCAGATGTCAACCCGGATCTGGAGACCTTCAAAAACCGGAATCTGTGGATGAACATGTCCTTTAACCCAAAGGCTCTGTTCAACATGAAGGCCTTTGCTAAGGCATGTGGCCTGGCGTGGACTAAGCAAGGCGTCAACTGGGCCGAGGCACGAGAGAAGCTCGTGAGTGTTAACCTTGGCACGGAGCCTGCGTTCAACAACCCTGAGCGCAAGGTTAACGTTGTCAAGATGCCTTACAACGCAGTTCGCTAGATAACAGAAAGGCCCTGGTAGGAGCGAAGTGAAACCCCCTCCTATCGGGGCCTTTTTGTTTGAGGTCGATATGAATGAGAAGCGTTACTTAGGCGACGCAGTATATGCATGTTGGTCTAATTTTGGGGACCTTATGTTAACTACAGAAGATGGTATAAACGTAACTAACAAAATATATTTAGAGCCAGAAGTTCTCAATAGCCTTATGAATTTTATAAAGGAGACCTCAAGTGCTCGTTGAGATCAAAAGCATCAAGGTCCGAAAAGACCGTCAGCGTAAAGACTTCGGTGATATCGAAGGTCTAGCCGCCAGCATCGGCCGCATAGGTTTGATTCATCCAATCGTACTCGACGGTGAAGGCTACCTTCTAACCGGCGGCCGTAGACTCGCGGCTCATATCCACCTCGGCAAAACTCACATCGAGGCTTTACATCGAGAGGAAGCTGACTCGATCACGCTCCAAGAAATCGAGCTTGAAGAAAACCTCCGTCGCAAGGATCTGAACTGGGTTGAGGAAGTTAGAGCGCTTCGTAGAATCTTTGTGCTAAAGCGCGAACGCTATGGCTCTGACTTCCCGGGCGCAAAGAACTTCACCATGCGCGACGCGAGCGAGGAACTCGACAAGGCAATCGGCGGCATCTCAATGGATCTGCAACTCGCAGACGCCTTGGACAAGTACCCAGATCTCGCTGATGAGCTGACCAAGAGCGCAGCGTGGAAGAGGTTCAAGCGTGAAGAAGAAACAAAGATCAGAACCGAACAGGCCCGTCGAACCCGTGGGGATATGGAGTCGGCCGCGGATAAAGTCGATCAGAAGCTTTCCACTAGCGCAGCTGCTAGCCCCGACAAAACCTCACGCGCGGCTGACATTCGCCGCATCACGTGGAAAGGCAAGGGTATCCTCTACCTAGCAAACAGCATTGATGTTCTCAGTATCTATGCTGAGAAGTCAATCGACTGCTTGGTGACAGATCCTCCATACGCCCTCGGGATGTTCAAGGAAGGTAACACAACCGGCAACTCGCGCCTCGCGGAAAACGCCGGCCACATGTACGACGATGACCCGGCCGAGATGCTTAACATGCTCGACCAGGTTTTCATGCATGCTGCGCGTTGTTTGAAGTCCGACGGTCATGCGTACATATTCTTCCACCACACCAAATACGAAGAAATGTACCTCATGATCCGCAAACACTTCGGAACCTGTGAGGAAACTCCCATTGTCTGGATCAAAAATACGCCCGGGATCGGCGATCCGAATCGAAGCTGGGTATATGCCTATGAACCTTGCCTGTTTGTTAACCGTGGACGAGGCTTGGTTAAACCACAGGCTTTTAACTATCTCAAGTATGACACTGTCCCTCCAGGCAAAAAGATTCACCCAACTCAGAAACCAGATCAGCTCCTCAGACATATCATTTCCGCCTCATGCGTCCCCGGAGAAGTGGTCCTTGATCCATTCGCAGGATCTGGATCAACTCTTGTGGCTGCTGCTCAAGTTGGATGCCGCTTTATCGGAATCGAGCGAGAGGAAAAGTTTCATCGAGCAGCAACAGAGCGAATCGCAGAAGAGCTAGCGGCTGGAGAGGGATCTGACAATGCGTCTACAGGATGATACTATAGCAGTTCATCTAAAACCCTTAGAGATTGCGCTTATCATGGCGTATAGTAAAAACAAAAGTCAATCTCTATTTGATCTTGAAGGCGAACAGTGGAATAACATATTCATCGCTATGGTAAAAGCTCTTGCTCCGGAGGGAACGAAACGTGCCCAACCTGGTGATGCCTGATGGAGACCCGAACTCAAAGATTGCAATTATTGGCGCGAGACCTGCATACGATGAAGTTAGATCTGGAAAGGCATATACTGGACCCACAGGACAAAAGCTCTGGCGATGGCTTGGCATTCCCCGAAGCGAATGCTATGTGTCTAATGTTAGACGCGATTGGGCAGATCACGATGTATCTGAGCGAGAGCTTACAGAGGCACTTCCTATTCTTAGAGAAGAACTCTCGCACATTAAACCAAACATCCTCATTACCCTTGGACCAGCAGCTCTCACAGCAGTCACCGGCAAGCGAGGCATCACAAACTGGCGAGGCTCGATCCTCGAATCAACCATTATCCCAGGTCTCAAAGTCTTGCCCACACTGCAACCGGCCTCTGCTGATACGACTTTCAGCCTTAGGTACGTAATCGAACTCGATCTCAGGAAAGCACGCCGTGAATCTCAATATCCAGATATCAGGCGACCTCAGCGCACCTTCCACATTAACCCCCCGTTCGAGGAAGCGTGTTCAATTTTACGATCACTGGGCGCTACTATCTCTGTTGATATCGAAACTCTTGGGAACACGATCTCATGTATCGGTATCGCTGACAGTCCAAGTCGAGGAATCTGCATTGCCTTTGTTGGCGGACCTTATACAACAGATGAGCTCATTGCTCTCTGGCGCGAGCTGGACGTTGTCCTCAGAACCCGGGCATGTCGAGGCCAGAACTTCCAGTTCGACACCACACGCCTCGAACGCTACGGTTTCAAAATCAACAACATCGCCGATGACACCATGCTCAAGCACCATCTCCTCTGGACGGAACTTGGTTCTGGTGTCAAAAGGAAGCAAGGGGATAGAGGGATAGACTCGCTCACTGGGAAGCATTCGCTAGCTTTCATCAGCTCAATCTATACAGATGAGCCATACTATAAATACGAAGCAGACTCATGCTGGAACGATCCGGGTCTTGAGCTTGGCGAGCGCTTCCATCGGTATTGGACTTATAACCTTAAAGATTGCTTCGTTACCGAAGAATCCGGCCTGGCGATGGATAAAGAACTCATCCGCTTTAACCAGGTCGAATACTTCCGTGAACATGTCCTTGGCCTCATCAGACCCGTTATGCGGATGCAAGATCGTGGATTGTTCGTTGACCACACCGCGCTTTCTACAACATCCAAAAGAACAAAACTCGAGCAAGATGTGCTTCAACAACAGCTCGATCAAGCCGTAGGCTTCCACTGCAATGTAAAAAGCCCGGCAGACATCCGCTATGTGATCCAAGAGGTCTTACATGAAAAGCTCTCTAAGCTCACAAAAAAAGGCGCAATCTCAACAGACGAAGATACTATTCGAACACTCGCTTATCGAGGGGAACACACCGAGATTTATCGACTCATTTTGGATATCAGAGAACGTCGCACTCTTCTCTCAAACTTTCTCTCGCTTGAAACTGACGGCGGACGGTATAAGGCTTCATATCTCATTCATGGAACTGACTCCGGGCGTCTATCAAGTCGTGCTGTTGGGAAGGGACCCCAGCTTCAAAACATTCCAAAACCTACTCGAAAAATATTTAAGCCCGAGCCAGGAAATGTGTATGTTCAGGGTGACCTTGCACGCGCAGAGGCAATGTACGTCGCCTACGACGCGCAGGAGCTTGAGCTCATCAAGCTCTTTGAAGATCCTACGCGTGATCTTTACCTCGAAACAGCGGCCCGAGCTCTTGGTCGATCTGTTGGAAAAGAATCTATAGAACGCATGGTTTTTAAGCAGGTGGTTCTAGGTTCGAACTACCTTATGGGACCTATGAAACTAGTGAGCGTCCTCGGGCTCAAAGGCATCGACATCATGAAACTCCCGGTGCCCGGGAACTCTCGGAAAGCTAAAGCGGTATATGTCCAAGATGGCTACTTCAACCTATACCCTAGACTCCGGCGCTGGCAAGCAGAAATCGGACGTGAGATACGCGAAAATCGCTGTCTTGTTGATCCTTTTGGCCGTCGCCATATGTTCCTTGGCCGTCTTGATGACAGCTCTCTTGGTATTGCGCTTAGTCGCAAACCTCAGTCAACCATCGTCGGAATTACCAATAGAGCAATTAGGCTTCTGGATCAGCAAGGGCGTTATATTTGTGCCCAAGTTCATGACTCTATTCTAACCGAATGTAAACGCGCTCAGCGCGATGAAGAAGCAAACGCCATTCGCGAAGCCATGACTTGTCCCCTGAGCGTTCATGGCCGAACGATGACCATTCCGGTTGACCTACAGTGGTCAGATCAAAGTTGGGGGGATATGGTGACGTGGCAACCTTAGATCGAGACTCGGATGAAAGCTTCATACACCAATATGTCAAATACACAAAGGATCAGGAAAGCCCTCTTATCTTCCACATGTGGACGGCGCTTACTATTCTGGGCGTTGCTATGGGTCGTAAATGTTTCATTGATCGTGGATTCTATACGATCTATCCCAATCTATTTACTATCCTCGTTGCTGGTAGTGCTCTTTGTCGCAAGTCTACTTCAATCAATCTTGGTTTACCTCTACTTGATGGAATTCCTGGCACTCTGGTCATCAATGGAAAAATGACCCCGGAGAAACTGACTCGTGAAATCGCCGAAGCACAAGTCCTCAATATCGAAACGGGAGAGATCCATTCCCCTAATTGCCTCATATTCAGTTCTGAACTCTCGGTCTTCCTCACAAAGCAAAGCTACGGCGAACCGGTCATTCACTTGCTTACAGACCTATTCGACTGCCCGACAAAACGCGAATTCAAAACGAAGAATAAAGGCTCAGATACACTGCACAATGTTTTTATTTCAATCCTTGCTGCCACAACACCTGACGGCGTGGCAAAGGGAATTCCTGAATCAGCACTTCAGGAAGGTTTTGCTTCTAGAATTATGTTCCCGTTCTCTGCTTCAACAGATCGAGCTAATGCATTCCCTGAGCTCAGCGAGCAAGATTTGCATTGGCTTCAGACTGCCAAAGCTACACTGACAAAGTGTTCACTTCTAAAAGGAAAATTTACCTTTAGCCTCGAAGCCCGGGAATGGTATAAATCCTGGTACGAGGACGTCCATAGAAAAAGCCAGCCGCGTGATAGACGCTTAGCTGGCTTTCATGGCCGGAAGCATGACCACGTTTCTCGCGTCGGCATGCTTATGGCAGGCTCTTTCCAACAACAGGAGATCTTAGTCGGTGACCTCGAAGCGGCGCTTATGGCTGTCGAAGATGTCGAGACTGCCGCTATGGGCGCCTTTCAGGAAATTGGCGCGACCGTTGCGTCGCAGCATTATGGTAGATTCAAAGCCTTTATGCGATCATACAAGCGAATCGCATACAGCCTGCTCCTTAAACTCATGTACCCCTGCACAGCACAAGAGTTCAAAGTCCTCCTCGAAACAGCGATCTTAAGCGGTATGGTCACACGCGATGACACTGATCCCAAGATGCTCCTATGGCTTGGGGATTAACTCCCGCGTTCAGGAATTGAACATGGAAGATAGATGCTACGTTTGTACCCAACATATAAAAGCCAGCCAGGAAACAATCTGGCTGGCTGATGAATGGGTTTATATTCACCTGCGTTGTATTATCGCATATGTGAAGTATTACCCAGGCTATCTCTATCGAAATGTTCCGATAGTAACAACTATTTCTTTACTCCAACTCCCGTCATTATGCGGAAAAGCTCTTCCTGAGATGATTGAGCTGGTTCAACATTGGACGACTCAAGTGGAGGAAAGATCATCGAGCCAGGAAACTGCGACGACATCGCCTGCTCCGCAGGGCCCTTTGCTCGAGCTATGTCCCGGGCCAAACCAGAACCGGGAATTGCTGACGCCAGATTCGATTTAATTCGCTTCCAAGCTTCGCCTTTGATAACTTTGTCAGCGTTACCTTCTAGCACTCCGCTTTGTATATCCTGGAGCATTTGTGGAAGTGCCTTTCCAAAATCTACAATGGGTCCACCGCCGTAGTTCAAAGGCCCAAGGAAAGTCCAGCCCTTAGCATTCTCCATAACCGCTTTACCGATTCCTAACGACGCACCTGCTCCACCCATAAGCGCTAGGATTGAACCATTTGTCAAAGCCCAATCTCGAAACCACTTAGCACGTTCAACAAACGGCATATTTTTAATCGCACCGGAATACATCATCTGACGCATGTATTCCATATAGTTCATTGACCATATGCCGAACTGCCCGAGCGCTCGAGCTTTCTCACCGTTCATAACTGTAGGCCGAAACTGCGTGCGATAAACCCACTGAGTTTCTTGTGCCGCATGAACGCCACCAATAGTAGCTGCTTCAGCTATTCCTTTTTGCTTCCATGCGTTTAGAACTTCATTTTGAATTACTTCGTGATAACGGTATAAACCAGCTTTAGTCAGAAACTTAACGTCATCCTCACCAGTCTTTGACAAGTTTCGTCCAGCTGACAAAACTCTCTCGTACATACCATTAAAGATATGCTGACGGTTATAGTCATCGATAGTGCCATAAAACTTCAACCCACGCGAAGCGATCGTACGAATAGCTTTTGTAACTGGCCCGGGCGCACCGAGCTCTCTAACAGCTGCCGCTTCATGCGCAGCTTCATCAACCATTCCTGCTAGCCTTCCACGCTCCCAACCTTCAGGGGTCATTGACTTCATAACCCCTTTCCAAAACCATGTCGGTCCAATGCGTGCAGCTCCGGTTTGCCATCCATTAAACATGTTCTTAAAAACCGGAGCAGCTCGGAAGCCCACGAGTCCTGCATGGGTCAGCTGAATATAGTTATCAATCACATCTCTAATATCAGCCGACTCTGCATTAACGCCCAAGCGCCGCAGAAACTGCTGATATCGTGGAGTCCACTTCTCAGCAAACGCATTATCAGTTCCACGCAAGCCACGACCCCAGTCAGCAACAAAGTCCCGATATGTCGGTGGATATGTATGATCGTTAACGATCGCACTAACCTTCTTCATGAATGGATCTAGATGCTCTTTCATAGAAAGAGATCTGATCAAACCTGCACTGAAACGATCAAACCTACGCTCATTGATCGAGAACTCATGATTAGCTGCAAACTTATCCATCTCGTTCGCGACAGTAGAAAACTTCAAAACCTCCCGATCAGTTGGCGACGCAGAACGCATTCTCGGTAACGTATCGGTCATGAATTCTTCAAACGGTGTATCGAAGTTTCTATTCCAAAGCTCTTTCAGATGATTAGTAGCTTTGTTAAGTGACTCTATATCTGAATCATCCAGCCCGAACTGATGCCGAGCGATAGCTCGCCCATTATGATCATTCGCCTGAAGATAATCCATAAAACCATACTGCTTATCTCCAGGTGACTTTCCGATAGCTTCTTTAACTGCTAGTCCAACCTTATTAGTTTGCATTGCAGCAGTTTGCTTTGCAGCATCACCAGGCTGAAATAGTTCAGTAAAACCTTTAATCCTCCCACCAGTATCTCGCTCAACATCCATAAACACACGATCAGGCCGTTGCCAGTTACTCCCGGCAAAGCCCTTTGTGATCCCGGTTTTAAGTCGAGCGCGTGGTGCAGCATCAAACTCACCTAGCTCCATATCGACAGCGTAGTTGCTGGGCTGCCCGCGACGGACAAACTTCATATCTCCGACAAAATCATCGGGGTTGATAGAGTCTGTATTATTTATAAAATGCTTAACAGCCGTTGCAGTCTCTCGAACATCAGGATCGCTATGAAGCCCGAGCTTGTTAAGCGTTCGCTGTGCGGCATCGCCTTGCTGACGAATGAACGTCCTACCTTTGCGCTTGATTCCTAGATCTTTGAACAGCCCTTCCCCTTCGATTCGTAATGGTGATCCACCAAGTACGTCTACATTCAATCTATTTGAACCTGGTGGATTATAGCGAGGCATAACTCGCTCACCACTCAGACTCTCTGTCACATAAGGAAACTCTGTAGGCCCAGGCCTAATGGGCTCACCTGCGATAAAATCTGAGCGTGTTGCAGGGACTCTCCCACTGGAGAAATCAGGAAGGAGCAGCTGACCGCTCGATTTAGAAGCTGGGATTGGAGTCTGTGTGCCCTCAGCTCCTCGGTATCTATCCCAGTCGCCACTGAATTCATGCCAGCTTGGTAGGCTTGCTCCACTTGAGTCCTCCGCTATATTTGCAGGCTTTAGAAGTCTACCTTTAACAGCTAGCCGCTCAAGCGCTCCAGGTTTAGGTTCCTGGCCACCGAACTTAAGCCAGTGCGCTTCGGTATTATATAGCTTCCCAAAAATCGCTCCAAACGTCGCATCTAAAATCAAACGCCCTTTGCTAGCTTCACCTCGGGTTTGAATCTCCGCAGCGGCTACCGCGGCCGCAGCTCCGACAGCGGTTTTGCTCAGCTTAAATTTTGCACCAAGCTTGACAGCTGGGCCAAGTGGAACAAAGCTCGAGCCAAATAGCTGCCCAGCCCCACGGAAAAGAGCTTCGCCTGTTGTCTCAGGTTCAATACCTGGTTCGACTAACCCAAGCGAAGCTGCCTCAGTCGCACCAGCCCCGAGCTGGAATGTGTATTTAGGAAGATCTGTCCCTAGGATGCGTTTAGTATAAGAAGCATTACGCGAATCCGCAGCGTCCATTATCTTAGCGATATCAGTCGGAATCCCATAGTACTTAGACGGACGAGAAACAACATCCATTGGATCAGGCGTTCGTGATCTAGGGATGTTAGGCGTCTCATCATAAACCTTATTCCCGACCGGCGCTAACTCAGCTGGCTTTTCAGGATCTGTATTGCTAGCAAGCATCAGCGGAACCGCACGCTTCTGTGCAGCATCAGCCGCAAGCTTAGGAATAGCAACAGCCTCGGGCGTAGGGTCTTTAACTATTCCAAACGGATCAGGCATGTTACTTTTTCACTCCTGCTCCATTGTTAATCAGTGCCTGAACTGCCATTGGGTCATTCTGAGCATGATCTAAAATATCTTCACCTGAGACTCCGGCATCGAGGTATTGCTTAACCGTCGAATCCCATTCTTCCTGGGTATGGGTAGGTGCCATTGTCTGAGGCTGATATGGGTGAGCGATAGCTTTACTTTGTGTAACAGCTTCAGGGGTTGGCTTTAGGCCTACGATATCACTAGCCCATTCTTTCCATGTTTGTTTTTTAGGAGCTTCAACACCGAATTTAACTTTAGCTACACTATCCAGGTATGCATGCGCTGCGATCTTAGCAGGATCGTCTTCTTTAATCTTGCTATTTCCGATGATCGCTGCTGCGTTTTTGGCCCGATCGAGTTCTTGTTTATTCTCCCGTAAACCATCCAATAGATGTTTACGGTTGATATCATCTTGAACTTTATCTAAATTCCTATTTTTGAAAAAGTTGTTAAATTCCAGCTGGCTCATAGGCGGAGATTTACCATCCCATTTAACTGGAATCCCTTTCTCGGGATCATCAGGATTCCGCATAAACTGGGAGTTAATAGTCTGCAAAGCATCAGGACTATTTCCGCCTCCGCGAGTACCGCGATTCAATGAAGCCTGAACACGTGCAGCGTCGATAGCTTCTATTTGATCATTATGTCTCGATTGCAAATCCATCTTTCGGTTAGCTAGATCAATCTCGCTCTGTGACTTCGGCTTTGAGGTCATATCAGCCATGCCGAGAATGATCTCTTGCTTACGCTCAGGAGGAAGCTTATCCATAAGCGTAGAAGCCTGGGCCATGATTCGCTCATCATCGGTCTGTGGAATTACAGGTTTTCCATATTCGTCGCGAGCGAATTTAACTCCACTTAGGCGTTCAAACTCTTGTGTAATATCCGGCCCAAGCTTACTAAACCCATACTTCCCAGCGAGCATGCCGATGGTCGCGAGCTTGGTATGTTTATCTTTCTCGAGCTGTTCGTTATACTGATTGATTTCGTGAGCCATCAGAAAAGCTGTATCACGAACTCCCTGGCTGATTGCCCGGCTTCTCTCAAGCGCAGCGTCAACTCTATACGGCCGACCATCTATGATTTGAACAGCCATAACTAGCTCCTATTAAACAACCAGAGGTGGAAGTCCGTAACCCTGGCTAGCATCGAGAGCTTGCGTGAAACCAGGAGGCGGGCTAGTCCGGCGCAGAAAGTCCTGAAAGAACCGAGCCATTGCAGCTTCGTTCGCGCCGTATTGAAGGTTAGCTACCGATCCAACCTCGTTAGCCTGCTGGCCGCGAAGCTGAAGCTGGTACTCGCTGGCTTTGTTGGCTAGGTTGTTGGTCAGATCAGATCGCAGGTTAGCTTGACTCGCCAACAGATCAGATCCATAACGTCCGCCTTGCGAGCCAAAGCTTTCAGTTATGTTAGCTGCGTTACGATTCGCAGCTTGAGTCGCGACCTTGTTGTATGAGCCAAAAAGCTCATTAAACCCCGGCATATCCAGAAAGCCTCCCTTGCCGAGGTTCTGCATATACTGTTGAACGATGCTCGGGATAGGTGCTCGATACTTACCTATCTGGCTCCCCAATGCCGGATCAGTCCCAGCATCAGTAAACGACGTCCCGCCTCCGGCACCCATTACTTAGCCCCTCCCCAGTGATGCTTAGATCTTTGTTCGTTGAAGTTCAGATACTGTCTAAGCCACGTAGCTTGCTCGGGCGTTAGCTGTCCGCTTGCAGCTTGACTTCCAGGAACCAACGGAATCGGATGAAAGCCACGGTTTCTACCACCGTACATTAGACCCAAGCTACGCAGATCCCTAGGATTCAGCCCGGGATCTTGAAAGCCTGAGTCGAGCGTTCCACCTGAATCTACATAGCTAGCAAAGCTCGGCGGAGTTTTGCCCATGTTAAGAGCAAGATCCCTAGCTACCTGATGGTTGATTGCACTAGCATATTTAGGTAGCGGAATATATTGAGGCTGCGGTCTCCCAGCTTTAGCCGCTTGGCTCGCGCCATGCGATGAAATCGCAGCTCCTCCGATCGAGCCTGCAGCTCCGATCGCAGCAGCTGCTATAGTTGCGACTGTTGCCATACAAATTTCTCCTTCATGAGACCGTAGATTTCTACGTCTAGAATCTTCTCACCGCGCTTATAAGCTTTTCTAAGCGTCCCCTCGTACTCAGCTCCTACACGTCGAACATAATCCTTTGCGATATGTCTATCTTCTGTCACAAAAGAAGATACACGTGTCGCACCTAGTTCAAAAGCCCATAGACAAAGCGTGCTAGCGAGATAGATTCTATACATGTAATCATACATAACCATCTGTATAACCGGATTAACCGTGGTTAAAAAAACTAAAGAACAAAGCCCAATACCTCTTCCAATTTCCCAAGATAGAGTTCTCTCACTCGTTAAAAGTGTATTAAATTCATCCCGGGTTAGATTAGTATAATCATCAAACGCGCGCTTATTATTTGATATCTGAGCCCAATGGTAATCAAACCTATCCTCTTCAAGCGCAGACAGCTGAAGCGGATCTTTCTGCATATGACTTAACCGTGGCATCGAACTCCTCTCGCAGAATGCCGTAGATTTCTACATCGAAAAGGGTGTCGTTTCTCTTAAGCGCATGCCGCATAACACCCTCACGAACAAAGCCCAGGCGCTGAACTAACTTTATCGCCGTCCGGCAATCATCCGCGATAACAGCGGTCATACGTCGAAGCTGAAGCTGATCAAACAGAAAACCCATCATGTCCCAGAACAATGGTTCTCGGCCACGTAGGCGCTTGTCAAACATGACCAAATGCAGAACCATATCTAACTTCGGCCTCACACCCATCCCACATGCGATTCCAAGCCCATTCCCAATATCCAGATAGATATTGGTTTTAAGCATTAGCTTTCCGATGAAATCCTCAAAATTCCCTTTTCCGAAATCATCAAAAACCTGAGGAAAATCCTGAAGCTTTTTCCAGAGAGAGATTATGTTCTCCTCTGTCATCACAAACGGACCCCATTCAGGCAGTAACTGTTCCGAGGAAATCTCCGATCGGGAGGTACTCGCACATATAGGACCGCCATCGGAAGAACCCGGTTGCGTTGTTTTCTCTGAATCTGTATCGGACGACGTTACCTGATTTGGTAAATTCGACAAATGAGTATCCCTGTGTAGTTGGCGTTATCTGCTTGGTAGTCCATGTCTTGCCTCGATCGAAGCTGACACCTACCTCGAAAGGTTCCTTGCTCGCGTATTCGTAGTTTAGCAGAAGTCTAACTGACTGAGCATTATCCCATGGAGTGTCGATATACATATCCTCGGTTTCGAGAACTCGATCGACAATCGAACCCTGACTGAAGTAGTCCCATGAGATAGTCTCATTTATATCCATCGTTACAGAATCTGTTCGCCCGGCAATGACCTCTGTTGTGGTCGCTGCAAACAAATCTGCCCAGGGGATATTCCAGTCTGTCCAGACTCCCGGTATCGTATTCCAGGTATATTCGAACAACGGGACTTCAATTTCCCCAATAGTATATATATTAGGAAAAACATCCCGAGTCCAGTAATTCCTAAAATAGTCGTAAATGAAAACATCAAACGATCCTCGATCTGAGTCACAAAGTATAAGCCAGTATTCGTAACGAGAAAGAGAACAAAAGCCGAAATATTGGTTGAATGTGCTGCGATAGCTTAGAGACTTAAGCTCCTCATGAATCGGTTCCCCGATCGGCGTCGGCTTATTTCCATCCCACATCCAGACGTTTTGATCGTCTGCCAAAAAGAAGTGAGCTGTGCCGCTTGAAGCTAACGTCCCAGGCGCGCCTACGCCTACGCCACGGAATCTAACCTGATGGATAAATGTGGGAGAGAGTGTTCCAGTTGGAGTTAAATCTCCAATAGAATTTCGCTTATAGACTATACAACGATCATCTAGAGCTTTAACCCCTCTGATAGCCTCAGCGCCTTCTTCGTTCAGATCCATGAACCCAGCGCCGAGCTGCTGAGTCTCATTCCACTTTCTGAAATCTCCGTTGTAGGGCCACCTGAGTCTATTTGCAAGAATCGTGCCACCCTCGGTCACATTGCCTAAGAGCACACGCCCATTGAAGTACTCGAGAAACCTAGCTGTAGGAGCATGCGCCGGGTTAGCGCCCGTTCCCTCGAAGCCTGCAACTGACGAGATCATATCGAATGGATGAGTTGTGTCACCATCCCAATATGCGATCTCATCTGCGCTGTTAGAGAAAAAGAACTTATCTTCCCCAACACAAAATCCCCAGCGGTGAAAGATAGTTGGGGTGAATGTTCCGTTGATCTTGGTCCAGTTACGAGAGTCACCTGGAGATAGATTTCCTAAACGAAATAACTTGTTATCTGTCAAAAGTAGCGGCCAGATAGTTCCATTAGACATGGAGAAGTTGGTTATGGCAAGAGCCTTCTGGCCCGCTACATCCCCATCAAACAGCGATCTCCCAGGCGTTGGCCTAACCTCACCGAATCTAAATCTAACGTTAACTGCATTTGGCGAGTAGTCCTGACCTATCATATCCGCGGGCCAGGCCGTGCGCCTGCCTTTTAGCGGCATAGGTTTCTGGATACGCTTGGGAGTTGCCATTAAAATGCAATAGCGATTAGCTGTCTATTAACCGCCGTTAAGCCCGCTGTCGAGATCCCATCGACCTGGTATTTTACGATATGGTTACCTTCAGTCAAACCAAACCCAGCGTCGTAAATTCCCATTATTATCGGAGACGTAATCGGGATATTGTTTCCAGAACTCATATTAAACACAGTAGATCTAGTCGGAACTATCGTAACCCCATCTACATCAAAACGATGCTGCAAGATCAGTGTCTGACTTCCTGCGCTGATAGGAACATTTACGTCAATTTGCCCGACCATCAAAAGCTTCGTTCCAAAAGTCGTTACGATAGCTAGCGATGCCAGATCCTGAAACCCGGCCCCGGAAAGCGGAATAGCACTAGCCGCAAACGCATTCACCACATGAATCGCATGTAGGATAGTCCAGATGTTAGCAAGCTGCTGCTCGAGCGTCTCACGCTCTGTATCAATAAAGATACGCCCATCTTGCCCAGCAATCGCTCCGGGCCGAGCCGCAGCAACACCTTGTGGAAGTCTATGCGTTCCATCAAGATAATGCTCAGTTGCGAAGCTGTTTATGATCGCATCTCGCTCTTGCCGCATCCGCTGAGCGCCAAGCGCAACAGCTTCGGTATCCGGTGGCTGAGCCGGGTTTAGTGTGTCAAGCTTTGCCATACTCTCCCCTGTTCAAAATTTGAATTAAACCCTTGGGATGATCGTTGCTTCGACAGTTGTTTCGGAGTCGAAGTCTTCCAGACCTGGGACATCGATTCGGGATGAGAACATGCCCTCGAGAAGCTGTCTAGCACCCGCGGCTTCTTCTTTGAGCTGTAGAGCTTCGAAGCCCTTGATGGAAGCTAGTGTTATGATCGGCTCTTCCCACTCTGTGCCGAGGTTGATGAAGTCAGTTCCGTTGGTTAGATCAGGCGGTCTGCGACGATACCGAACCTGAATCACATACGTCGCATCTGGAATCGGCTGCATCACAAACCCATTTCCAAATCGATAGTACCGAATCGGCATTCCTTGAAAGCGGGTGATCTTGTCGATATATGACCAATGCGTCCTGCGAAGCTTTCGCTCGTTGGTCATGTCTCGAATGTCGAGAATGAACCACATGTCGACGATTTTGATACCTTCGAAGGTATATGTATCCTGACCCTGGATGGTATCAAAAACCGGAGCTGCTGTATCAAGCTCGAAAAATTGAAACCTAGGGTTCATTAAGATCTCAAAATACGCATAGTTAAGCCATCGGTTCATTCGAGCATCCAGATCCGCCCGGTTTCCTAGGCGAAGCTGAAGCTCCATTTTGAGATCATTAAAATTCATGTTATTCCTCTAGTAGAACTAGAACTAACGGTGTTACATCATCTGCAGTTAATGCACCGGTCGTCGCAGGTGGATTCCCAGCTACGCAAGCGTTCGCACCATGCCCGAGGAACGTTCCACTCTGATTAAACATCGGCGCAAAATATGGAGTTCCTGAAACGCTTTTATGCCCAGATTCCATTGGAGGTGCGTTTGATACATTATCAGTACAATAGCAGACGCGGTAGAGCGTACCTGCAACGACTGTTATAGACAGACCAGATGCGGTTACATTAGTCCCAGCCCCACCATCAGATACAACGGCAGCTACTACTTCACCTAACTCGGATCCAGCATCGGCATCTACGTAAACAGCATAGCCTGCATTTGCACTTCCCCCCGCTGCTACTGTACCTGTAAGTTTAGTTGCAGTAAGAGATAAAGTAGCAGGTACCCGTTCACAGTAGAGTACATTATTTGAAGAACCAGTGAATCCTGCTGTACCTGCCTCCGTCATAGAATAACGGGGGAAGAGCATCTGCCGATTCGCGGCTTGGGCGGTGCTTGCGATAACCAAAAATACGATAAGCCATCGTGTCATTGGATAATTCCCATTGGCGGCGCAAAGTCAGCTGCTGTAAGAGCTCCTGTGGTCGACGGAAGAACAGCTGCACCTGTACAAGAATTAGCTGCTGTTCCTGCCACGACGCCTGCTGCACCTGCGTTTAAGAAAGCGTTGATTTTCATAGCTGTACTACTAGCTGAAGAATCTGTAGATACAGCATCAAAGGACATAATAGCATCAGCACAAACGCATAGACGATAGCGCGTTCCTGCTACTATATTGAAAGAACTTGCTGTTGCAGTGAATGCGATAGGGGGAGTAAATATGGGCGCGTTAAGGGTAGTACCAACTAACTTCGCACCCGCATTATCATCAACATAGAGCGCAAATCCCCCATTAGCTCCTAATGATGATGTAACTTCCATGGTCAATCTAGTCGCGCCCGTACGATCAGCCGTTGCTATCCAACGAACACAATCGAGTGTATTGACTGTACCAGCACCTCCACCTACTTCTAAATTAGTCGACCCAGGCATAGATGGAAAATAAAGTTGCGTTACTTCAACAGCATAAGCTGTCCTGAGTAATAAAAGAAATATAAAAATTCGCATTATTCAACTCCAATTACGGCAATGTTTATAAGCTGTGGAGTCAAAGCGCCAGTCGTAGATGGAGGTACTCCATTTGTGCAGCTATTTGCAGCCGTTCCAATGACCGTTTCGTAAACATTAGCCATTTTAGCATAGGTCGGGCCATTGAAATTTGTAGCCGCGAGTATATTATCTCCACTCTTACTACACCAACATACACGATATGCAGTATTACCAAAAAGGGTAAATGATGATACGGTAATAGTTTGTGGACCAGATGCGCTAATGCTAACAGATCCACTTGCAACAGCTGCTCCTGCATCGGCATTTGCGTAGATCGCAAGTCCCGCAACCGCTGCACCTAGTTTGAAACTAGCTCGTAGAGTTGTAGCTCCTGCGACCGAGAGAGCAGGTGTCAATACCGCACACGACATTACATCAGCTGTGATAGATTGTTCCTTTGTGCCAACGATATCAGGGAAGAATGTAGCTGATGCTGATGGACCGAGGGTTGTACTAGTTGATGTACTACTAGTACTTGATGTAGTTGAGGAGCTAGTACTGCTACTTGTGCTGCTTGAGCTAGTAGATGTAGATGTCGATGTAGACGAAGATGTAGATGAAGAAGTAGACGAGCTAGTCGAACTAGTCGTCGGATTTATCAAATCCATATCGAAGATAAGCGCATGCGCGCTTGTCGCGATAAGAATTATTATAGAAGCGTAAAGCGTACGCACATCATCACCGTATCAGTCAACGATGTTGGGACGTTAGCTACGTTTGTTCGGAGCTGCTCACCGCTAAGCAAGTCTCGATCTGTATCGCTTGTGTCAATAAGCGTAAAGGTCATCGCTGTCGTTCCGGTTTGGCAAGCCAGTGAACCTACCCCTTGCAGAGCAATCGCATTCGCGCTCTGATCTTCAAACGTCCAAGTTGCAGCGGTAGCGCATGTACCAGTGCAGTGACAACCAACACTCGTTATACGTGAACCCGAAGCGGTCCCGGCCCAGAGCTCGAGATGCTGAGAGCTAGCAGTTGGGTTTGTGATCAATCGGCAAATCTGGTTGTTCGTGTTAACCGCAGCATCACAGCTCGTGCTATCTCCACATGCGGTGAAATCATCACCTCGGCACCATTTGGTTCCATTACAACGACAGCGAAGGTTTGTAGATAGATCCTCGTATTCCCAACCTTTACGGCCAGATGTACAAGCCGGTGGGGAGTCAGTTTGAACCAGACCCTCAGCACCATCAACAGTTATGGCTTTGACTCCTACACCATCTTTGTGAGCAACTCGTACAGTTCCACTTCCACCGGTTCCATCATAAAATTCTACATAACCCGAGTTATCACCGGGATCCTTGAACATAACCATCGAAGGGAAGCTAGAACAGCTAGCATCAACTTCGAAAAGCCCGTTTTGGCCTTCAGAGTAAAAACCTTGAGCCTGAACATTAACGGATGTTCCGATGATTCCACTAGTGGCATCCATGAAAATCCCGATCGGCCCGGGAGGGAAACCGTTACAGCTATCGGCGTTAGGATCTCCGACTGTTACAACGCTAACAGCGGGATCGTATTGGAAGAGATCATCACCTCCGCATACCACACCGGTTTTATACTGTACATCATTAGGATTCCCAGCCGGGCATGAGCCACCACCACCGCCACCTTTATCACATTCCCAGTTTGAGCCATTCCAGACAGCTATCGCCCCGGTTCCACCGCATGTGCAAGTTGCGTCAGCATTACAATCAGAGCAGAAGATCGGTGAGACAACTGGCGTCGCAGGAAGCGTCAAACACGTAAACCCCGTACACGGGTTAAAATCCGTGCAAGCGCTGTTCAGGCGCGTCATCCCGAGGTTATACTCTTCATGCCACTCGCACTGACGCCTAGCGCTAGCGCCCGTTCCAATAACATTCCAGAGCTGGAGCTGATTCCCACCGCTCAGCGGAATGTGAACGAGCGTCGGGTCACAGGTCGAAGTGGTTACTAGCTGACTAGAAACCAGCTCCGGACGGGTGACCAGCGCCGCCAATATGACCAGCACCGCCAATGCCGCCTTGGATCGGCTCAA